ACACATAGGATCGCAATAATAAATGCTTGTACGAATCAGGTTTTCCTGTCCGCATTCCAATGCGGCAGGATTCCGGAATTCACCACCTCTGTCTGTCAGGACTTGTGAAGTTTCCTACAAAACGTGAAAAAACCTTGAAATATGCCCTATAAACCGTGAAAACCCACCCTTGTTGGTTGCTTTTTTCTCAAAATATCTTAAACTTATCCCAAAATAAGTCAAAGGTATTTAACGCAAGCTGAAAATAGCTTGTGTGACGTGAGAAAGGAGTGATGCAAATGGGTGGTTTTTCTAATTCAGAGGTCAATGCTTCAATCAGGGGATACATCTTAAGAAGTCTCGTAAAAGGCTATCATTTTTCCCTTTCGACCAAAACATTGACCAACAAAATGATGTCTTGTGGTTTGATTACCACACCTGACATTTCCAATCATCTTTATTATTTAGAGCAGTACAGCCTGATTCAGTTCTCAAATAATTCAGACGCATTCAGAGCTCTAGATGATGATGCAGTTATCAGACTTACTGCTGAAGGAATCCGTTTCATAGAGAACGGTGGCAATCCGGAAATGGGGATTGACCTATGAAGGAAAAAGTCCGAAAGCCCCGTTCTGATTCTAAGATGTACCAGTTGCCTAAAGATGTATTAGATCAGGTGGATGATATGCTTCTGAATGAAAACATGAAGTATTCTGATATTCAGCATTGGCTTGAAACAGAGCATGACATGAAAATCAGTCTTTCATCAATCTCTAATTATGCAGTAAAAATATATCAGGCAGCTCAACGTGTTTCTGATGACTTAGAGCGGACAAAGTTTTTCATTGATTATATTGGGGATAAAAGTGAGCTTGATGCCAGCAAAGTAACAACAGCCATTTTAAAAAGCGGATTATTACAAAAAATAGCAACCGCAGAAGAAGAATTTAATGAAATGCCTGTTGAAAAGGCCGGGCGGTTGCTTCTGGAACTGAACAAAGTAGAAATTTCAAAAGAACGTTTTGAACTGGATTACAAAAAGAAAATGCAACTTGCTTTTGAAGCCTTTGAAGCCAATATAATGAATGAAATAAAGAAGTATCCTGAAATCAAGGAAAAATTTGCATCTGCATTTAAAGAATTAAAAGACAAAATGCAGGAAAATTAGGAGGAAAATACTATGAACAGACCAGTAAAAAGTGAACAGTTTTTATTAAACCTTTTGGGACAGAAGGTTTCTATTTTCCCAATTGTAGAAGGGGAAACTATTGAAGTCGGCGATCTGGTTGTCGTAAATACAAGGACATTACAGGCAAGCAGAGCAAAGAAGGAAGGCGGATATTATGCCATTGGCAGGGCGGTCAGAATTGTTGCAGATGAAAACGGTGTAAAATCTGTCATCTGCAAGGACGGCATTTTTATTATCGACAATACGAATTTACCAGAACATAAAATTCTTGATTCTGACATTGGCAGGGTTTGCTACTTTGATGGGGAAGATTCCGTGACTTTAGATAACATCAATACAACAAAGGCCGGGGAAGTATTGAATACAAATGAAAATGGCAGTGTCCTTGTGAGAATCAGCATCGGCGAAGGGAGTGAATTGGAGTGGTAATAAATCAGCAAAATTTAAACAGTTTATTTGTCGGATATTCAATGGCTTTTAATGAGGGATTTTCTGAAACTCCTGTGAACTATCAGAAAATTGCTATGACTGTTCCTTCTGAAACAAGAGAAACAACATATACATGGATGGGACAGATTCCCAATATGAGGGAATGGATAGGTTCAAGGGAAATACAGAACCTGATTGCACATGAATATACAATCAAAAATAAGACTTTTGAACTAACAACCAAAGTTCCCGTCAATGATATTGCGGATGATCAGTATGGAATTTATACACCGCTTATTTCTGAAATGGGATTGTCTGCAAAGAAGCATCCTGATTTTCTGACCTTTGACTTGCTCGGAAATGGTTTCTCACAAAAATGTTATGACGGAGTAAGCTTTTTCAGTGACAAACATCCAATGGGAAAAAATGATAAGAGTGTACAGTCAAACATGGGTAATAAAAAACTGAATGCAGAATCTTATGCAGAAGCAAGAGCTCAGATGATGACGGTTAAAGGTGAATCGCATAAATCCCTTAATATTGTTCCTGACCTTCTGGTAGTTGCTCCACAGAATGAAGCTATTGCAAGAGAACTTTTATTTGCTGATCTGATTGCAGGAAGCACTAATGTAAATAAGAACACTTGTGATCTTCTGGTTGTTCCTGAACTGTCGGACTATGCGGATCAGTGGTACTTATTCTGTACAAAACGGTATATAAAGCCTTTTGTATTTCAAGAGAGAGAAAAAGCGAAGCTGGTATGTAAGAACAAGGAAAATGATGACAATGTTTTCTTTGATGATGAAATTATTTATGGAATCAAAGCAAGATATAATGTCGGATTTGGTTTATGGCAGTTAGCTTATGGAAGTACTGGAACAGCAGAGAAATCAACCAAAGGATAGAAGGTGAATAATATAGAAGTGTATACCGAAATATTATCACAAAGCGCAAACTTGACGGAAGCACCTGAATATATCAGGGTGCTTCCATTAGGTTATGTATCATCAGAAAAAGGGGATTTTCTAGTAGACAATGAAAGTTTCCGAATGATGAAGGAACATATGGAACATAGGGCAATTGATACAGTGATTGATTACGAGCATCAGACTTTAAAGAATGTACAAGCTCCCGCAAGTGGATGGATTAAAGAACTTGTTTTGAAAAGTAATGGTATCTTTGCTAAAGTAGAATGGACCAAAAAAGCGAGGGACTATTTGAAAAACAGAGAATACAAATATCTTTCCCCTGTTGTAATGGTGCGAAAGAAAGACCATAAAGCTTTGCAGCTTCATTCAGTTGCATTGACAAATACCCCTGCCATAAACGGTATGGTTCCTATTGTTAATTCAGAGAAGCCACTTTTACAGACTGACATTGAATTAGATGACACTCAAAAAAAGATTTGCAGAATGCTAAATATAAGCGAATCAGACTTTATTTATAATATGTGGGGGAATGTAGATGGATAATGACGAACTCTTAAAGGATGTGGACGTATCTGATATACCTGAAACTTACCAGCCTGTTGTCAGTCTGATAGGGCTGGATAATTTCCTGAAATTATGCCGTTATGCGATGGGGGATGAACTCTATTTTCCCATGCAGGAAAGTGTTTTACGGAATACAAGAAAGCGGCTTATCATTCGGGAATATAATAGAAGTAACATATCAGAGCTTTCTCATAAATATGATCTGACACCAAATCAAATCAGGAATATTGTTAAAGGCTCAAATCAAGTTTAAATATAGTGTACTGTAAAATTATCCAATAAATAATAAATACCCCCGTTATAACGCGTTATAACGCTATTGTAACGGGGGTATTTAACTGGGCATTTTATTTAAAAAGACTGTAACGTTCTTATCAGTCTGCATGCTTCCATAAATCCTGCTTTATATGCATAATTTGAGGTTTGGGAAAGTGCTTCATTCGCAATACTCTCAACTTCAAAACTGACAGAATCAGCATCAGAAATATGTAATGATTTAATATAATTGCAAAGATTTCCTACAGTTCTATCTGCTTGTTCCCCGATTATGTCAGCATTTACATCAGACAGTATTAAATCTATGTATTCGAAAATGTTTCCTGTATTAAAATTCAGTGCTTTATCCAGAGGCTTACTTGTTTCCATATCAATCATTTTATTCTCATCCTTTCTGACAAAAAACTTGTTAAATACGTTAAAAGACTTTATAATTTGTATAGGGAGTTGCCGCTCCCTATACCTCTTTTTATTGTTCGCCATTTCTAAGCTGGTATGCTGATTGCAGGTGGTCAATATTAAGAGGTTCTTTTTCATTATCTCGAGATTGTAACGCAATATTAAGAACCTTTACACAATTTCTGATGCCGCCACGCTGTAAAGCTAATTTATGAAGATATAATAGACTATCCTTATCCAATGCATACGGATTAAAAATAGATGTTATATCTTCCAACGATGGTTCTATTATATGTCTGCGAATACCAATGCGGCTATAGAGCTGTGCAAAATGAGCCTGTCCCCTGCCATGCATCCTGTCGTATACTGTTGGATTACCGCAAAGCACAATTCCTGATTCTGTAACATCATTGATTGCCCTAAGGTTCTCCAATGCCCTGATGGAAAGATGCTGAGCTTCATCAATGATAATCAGCTTTGGTGTGGCTGTCAGGTAATCTGTTATTGCATCCACAAGAACTCTGTCAGTTCCACGCTGCAACTTTCCGATGCAGGAAAGAATCTTTTCACAAACTCCCTTTACGGACTTGTCACAATCCTTTAATTCTATGTAAATTACATCAGGTTGCATCTTTGTATACTCCTTTAAAGAAACCGTTTTACCAAGTCCTGCATCCCCATAAATTAGTGATATATCCCCTGCGGCTTCTGCAAAAGAAACCGCCATGATAATATCGTCAACTGTTTGTGTGTGTGCTATTTCTACTTTGTTCATAGTTCTCCTTTCTTATGCCTGCCTCTCATAAGCCCTATCAAGCATTTTCTTTTTAAACTTATCAGCAAGTTCTTTCTGCCTGTCTGATACAGCTTTTTTTCTTGCCTTGTTTTGCTTAAGAATATCCTCATAGTTCCGTTCCATATCAGACATTGAAACGCGTCTGATATTTTCCTCAATCTTGTCATTTCTGACAATTTCAACTGTTTTAGGTTTGGCAATTGATGCTTTTTCCAAAGATTCAGCCTGAATCTTTAAACGATCACCGATTGATTGCGTACTTCTTATAGTGTTATCAGATGTATAACTGTTCAATATTTTCTGTCTTGCAATTTTTTTTGTTTCATTTTCCTCTTGATAATCTTCCTCCGTTAATTCCCATCCTTTTTTTGGTTTCTTTGTAGCAGTAAATAAAAAGTTTTCATTCATATCAAAGATATACAAGATTTCTGGTTTTGTAGGATCGTATTTTGCAATAACTTCCTGATCAATATAATCAATGCAGCTATCGCTACGGAAGTGGACACCTTTAAATGTAATTCCGTTCCTTTGTACCTTACGTATTCCCTTTACACGCATAAGACTGAAATATAGTACTTCTTTGGATGCCCTGCGAATTGTGAAAGGAATTTCAGAATATACTTGATTAGGACTTTTTCCATACATTGAATCCCCGGAGTGTCCTGTCTCATTATAAATTTCATATACATACCGGTTATGCTGTTCAATAAATTCCTCAAGTGTAATTACATCCATAATATTAAGATCTTTTAAATCTTCTGGACGTTTTTTTGCATTGCTACCTGCATAAGAGGGATATTTTTTACCTAGTTGCTCCTCGAAAGTATTAAATACTCTTTCTATTGGCTTTGCTTTGGCGTTGTACGGAATTGCATATGTTACTGCAATTTGGAGATTGGCAGCAAGACTATTATAAATTTTTTTTTGGTCATCCTCCGAACAAATATATTTTCCTTCAGGATAAAACATATCCCTTGCCTTATAATCTTTTCCATTATCAAGTCTTACACCTTTAGGAATTCCGAAGTGTTCTACTCCCAGCCCAAAACTGCATAATACAACATCTGAATTTGGTGATTCGATTCTGATAATGCTTGACATGATTTTTCTTGTGCGCATATCCATCCAATAACTGCCCCATGGACGTCCAAGTTTCCAACCACCCTTACCATTTGGAATGCGGACAAATATATCCCATAAATGGTGATCGGAAACCCACCAATCATTCGGGCTGATTAAAGAATAGTCACGTTCTATGTATGGCATACACTTATCATCAAAGGCTTTTTTTCCTTCCCTTGCTCTAATAACCATTGCTTTATTCATGTTTCTGACATGATTTCGAAAAGCTTTGATTCCGGGAATATAATCGCCTTTCAAGCTTGATTCTAGTTTTACTTCTTTAAAACAGGATTCTATGCTTGGCTTTGTCTGCTGCAGATATATGGAATCAAACATATTTTTGTAATATTCAGGAATTGTGCTTTGTCCTCTGTTATATCCACCACGTTTGTCAATTAGTGTGTCTCCTTTTTTTAATCTTTTCTTCCATTCATATAATAATTTGGATGATATATGTAAATCATCATGTTCTTTATTCCAATTTTCTACAAACAGATTTGTAATCTCTGTTGTTTTTTTCATACCTTCTTTCTTCTTTCTGGTTTTAAATTTTCCCCATTCTGAAACTGCTAATCGTCTTAAAGTTCCTTTTTCCTTTTGCTTATTCGTGCTGGTGTAATCCGTATTGAAAACGGTCTGACATTCACCATTTTTGTTGTGATAGGCTTTTTGTGCCTGTTCTGGAAGAGATTCCAGAAGAATTTCAAGTTTCTTACCGCCCTGACCTGTAGCTGATGGAATATAACGGTGTATGTATTCGCTATTTTTTGCCTTTTTTCTAATTGTGCTTTGTTCATATCCCAACAATTCAGCGGCTTCCTTAGTTGATAGCCATATCATGCTGTAACACCACCTTCCTTTGTCGGTAACCAGATCGTGCTCATGCAATTACCTTTCTTCCATTAGAAATTACATTTAAAATGATTATTCAAAATTATTATCAATGATTTCGTCAACGTTTACTGAAAGTGCTTTCGAAATCTTTAATAACAATTTTATTGATGGGTTTGCTTTCCCAGATATAATTTGATTTATATGTCCTTTTGTAACACCACACTGTTGAGACAACCATACTTGAGTTTTGTGCTGCTTATACAGTAATGTGCTTATGTTTTTTCCTATCATAAAAAGTCTCCTTCCTATAAATATTTGATATTGTACATTCAACCAAGTTAAAATATAATAAACTTAGTTCAATAAAATCATTATATATCAACTGAGTTGATTTGTAAAGCAAAAATCAACTCAGTTGATGAACGAAAGGAATAAATATGGAATCAATATGTGTTAGAATAAAAGAATTGCGAAAACAGCTTTGTATGTCACAAGTAGAATTTGCAAAAAATCTTGGTGTAACAAATGCTCATATATCGAAGATTGAAAAGGGCGGAACCGTTCCGTCGGATGCATTGATTAAGCTCATTTCTAAAGAATACGGTGTAAATGAAAACTGGTTAAAAACAGGTATCGAACCTATTTTTGTTTATGAAATTATGGATAAGACAGAAGAACAAATGGTTAGTTCAACAGAAACATTTAATAAATTATTATCATCTGATTCCTATATGATTCGTGGCTTAGCGGTTGAACTAAACTATTTATTTTCGAGTATTACAGATGTTTCCTATTTAAGTGAAGATCAAAAAATTGAATACTTAAATATGCTAAAACATATGCTTTCACTAATCAATCAATACAATCTAATCGTAAAAGATCATATGTATTCAAAACAAATGATTATGGATGATATTATAGATTATGATTTCGAACAGTATAAAATTGAACTAGATAAATGTCTTAAAGAATATAAGGAATTATTAAAAAAGTCATTCTAAAAAATTTCCTTTAGTCAAAAATCATAACAACCTCTCAAAACTGCTGAAATCCTTATAAAATCGGCATTTGAGAGGTTTTTTGCAATTCTTATAAATTCCCTTAGCATGCGTATTTTTCACGTTTCAATCCCTTTGTCAAAAGTGGTTCAAAGCCGTATAAATACTGCATTTCTTTACAAAAGGATTTTTCACGTTTTGCGCGTCGCTTTACAGGACTAAAGAGAATACAGAGGAAAATGAAAAAGTTCCTAAGGAGCGTTCGATAGAGTCAAAAATGGCTTTTACATGACAGACCTCTTTACTGTCGAGAAGGTAGGCCATCATA